GTCCATGTTTTGTGTGAGCATGAAAAATAGTTAAATATGGTTCTCGAAAGGCCTAAAAAGGGTATGCGGACCGACGTGTTCTATGCGAACGAATTAGTAATTCCTTTGCATGGAACGGGTTTTTGTAAATTGGACCGAATTACTTTGGTTACACGTCACATTGTATCAGCTTCAACCTTGTCTTCCCGGACCTCGACGAATACTGGGAGGAACATAGACTTGGCCTTGGTCTTCTTGTCCGTGATCAGCGCGTTGTACTTGACGGCTACGATCTTGCCCAGGTACTCAGAGGGGGCCTTGGACCTGTCCTCGTCGCTGAGGCCCGTGCCTACCGCGGCTGTGACCGTGCCTCCGGCTGAGGACACTTGGAGGGAGCCTATTTTACCCTCATATTTGCCCGTTCCCGGGAGGATACCTGTGACTATGAGGTCGGCCTCAAGCTCAGCCTTCATTTTGACCTGGTGCTTGACCCGCTTATTTTCCCAGAAGCCCTCGGGGTTCTTGAGGACCAGCCCCTCCTCGCCCTCTGCCAGCTTTTGTTGGTACAGGGTCTGAGCCGCCTCCATCGAGGTCACCATACAAACGGGTGCTATCCGGATACGCTCCAGGTTCTGAGCGCGGAGCATAAAGTGGCGCTGCTGATATCCCTTACAGCATATGCCTGCCCGGAAGCTCGTCAGTGGGATAATGTCCCAGACGACCGCCCGGATCTGGTGGGCCAGGCCCCGGGTTCCCGTGCCCTTTTGGAACTTGGTCAGGAGGCCGTTGCCCGTCTTGCGGTCCAGAGTCTCGCCGTTGGGTCCCGTCATCAGGAGCTCGCCGTCAAGCACATAGTCCTGACCTCCCGTGAGAGCGAGAACGTCCTTATCGAGCGCCTCGAACAGCTCGAGCTCCTTACCGACTCGGGTCCGGTACGTGACTTTGCCGTTTTCCACAACTGCATTGAACCGCATACCGTCACACTTGGTTTGGGCCAAGCACGGGAAGGTGATCTCGCCCGTGCTTACGAGCATACACGGCCACGAGAGCTGGAGGTCGGGCCAGATCTTCTGGACCGTGGACTCGCTGACGCCACAGCGCAGGTTCCGGCCGAGCACACGGCGCACGACCTCACGGTCACTGGTTTCGAGGGCGCCAAGAGCCAAGGCTACACGGTCGCGGGCCGCCGTTCCGCGGATAACCCGACCGGCCAAGCCAACCTCGAGCATCTCAAAGGTCGACTCGAGGTCAGTCATAGGACCGCCAGACTTGGGCTCGGGAACAGCCTTGATGTAAAAGTTGATGCTTGGGTCGAGCGCCAGACGGAAGGCATCCTTCAGCGTCTGGTTGCCCTTATTTTCGTTCAAAATTGCCTCCTTCTCGAGACGGCTGTTGGTCGCCTCGAGACGGTTGAGGATGCTGAGTACGGAAGCCATTGCTGGTGAACAGACTGTAGGTCTTGGAGTCTTGGGTGGGACAGGACACGTTTTTTGGGTCTAGTCGAAGATCTTGTATGAGCACTTGAGCGTTTCATCCGCCTCTACGGCACTTCGTTGGTTACCATATACCTTTATGAGGTCAGGGAGCTCATGTTTCGGCTTATCACAGAGCCACTTCATAGACTTTGGCTCGTTCCAATCGCTCTCTACGGAGTGCTTGAAAGGACCGTCTTCCGCCTTGAGAACGTAAAGTTTGTTCTTGATCTCATCGGGGGTCATCATAGTTTGCATAACAGCTTGGGCCGAGAGATACACGTTCAGGTAATCTGGTTGGGGTATGTCCTGAATATCAACCCCTCGAGACGTGACATGGTCCTTATAGTCCGACTCCTTGTCAAGCGTATTCATGACCCCGAGCTCATCCCTCCATTTTGAAACAAAATTACACCCTGGTACACAGGCAAAGAACCAGCTCTCTATGACCGGGTACTCTGGCTTGGTCGTAGCCCCCTCGCGATAGTACCCTATAAACTCAACACCCCGTTTCTTCTGCTCATCTATGACCCAGTCGAACGAGGTTTGAGGCACTACGGACGCGTCACACCAAACTCCTCCGTACTTGGGAAGGACGTGGAGACGGACAAAGTCCGACTGTCTCGGCTTTGTGTCTGCGAATTTAAAACTAAAAATATCAGTGTCCGGAAGATACTCACGGAGGTTCCCGGGGTGGAGCACACGGACGTCCCATCCAAAATTCATCTGTTTTATCTTGTCGATGGACCTCTGTATAAAGTCCGGGAAAGTGTCGGAGTCCCAATAGGTCCATACTATCTTTGGTATTTCTTGTAGTGTAAATGGTTCTTGGTGTTTGAGCCATATGATGCATATGATGAGAACACCAAGGACCAGTGCAAGGAATGGCCACATCTATTTTTAGACTAGATTAAAAACTTTGCAAAAATACTTTCGGGATGTGGGTTTAGCCAGTCGCGAGTCTCGAGCTCTTTACGGTCATTGCCCACGAGTTTCACGAGCTTGTTCACGCCTTCGGCCGGCCACGGGCCTATGAGATCATCTATAACATACTTGTGGTTCCAACGGTGCTTCGTCTGGTACAAGATGGGCCCGCTCTCACCGGGAAGGCCAGTCACGAGTTTCCCGTCAACTCCATCTATCTTTATGATCTTCTGTATGCATATGTAGATTGTAAAGTATCCAAGTAACCCCTTGAACATATGCTGAAGCATATCGGTGATCTTTTTGTCCCCGTGGTTCTTTTTGAGATACTCCACATAATCGTACCCGTTGTTTTTGAAGGTTCTGCACGCAAAGTCAAACTCGTTAAACAGGGCCGTAATAAACTTTCCGTTTGGAACGGATGCCATAAACCAGCTCTCGTACATAGGAGAGTCCTTTTTCTTCGTCATGGCTTCTTGATAAAACAAGAGAGCTTCCCCGTTTCCTTGGACCCAATCCAAAGACTCGGTAAGTATAATTGTAGCGTCGAGCCAGATGCCGCCGTGGGTCTTGAGGCGCTCCACACGAAGCCAGTCAGATTGGCGTTGGGGTGTGAGGTCTTTATAGTCATCTGGAACGTCAGACTTGTTTAGAAGTTTCACCTCGTAGTCTGGACACATACGCTTCCAATTCTCTATACACTTTTGAGTCAACGGTGGAACGTTTGGATCGTCCCAATACGTCCAAATAATCTTAGGTATTTCACCCTGAAAACTCGACCTTGCTCTATTTAGTAGTAAAATTAGAACGATGGCAGTGACTATCAAGACGATCCACTGCCACATTACCTACTCAGTGCGCAGAGAAATTTCCATAGAGTGTGGGAACGGCACAGCTGCTGTAGCGTTTCGAAACCTTGTCAAGCGTCTCGTTATAGTGCGTCTGAAGTTCACGTAGGGACAAGTACAGCGTATCGGTGTTTTTTGTATGGGCAAAGTCCTGGAACAGGTCTAAGAGTACGGCCCGGAGCATCTCAATAACCTGGTGAATATCCGTCTTGCGTTGACGAGCCTTTTCGCGCTGCTGAATCTTCTTCTTGAATTCGTCCTCGGGAATATCTCCAATCATCAACTTGATACGCAAGTCTCTGTTTTCGTTTAGTTGGTTTACCACCTCGTATCTGTGAGCGACCCACTGCATGTGCCCCCAAGCTCTGTGAGCGTTTATGATAGTTGCATATTGCTCACCGTTCTGAGCTAGGTTTCGAAGGAGACCACGGATATGGTAATAGTCCGGGAGCCCGCCACAGGGTACGTCACCTGGGTTCCGCGCCAGCCCTCCATGGGCACGGGCGTACTCATAGTAGTGGGGGTTGTGGATCGTGCCCTTTTCGATACGACCCGTGCGCCAGCTGAAGGCGGTGTGACACTGGGTACAGTACATCTGGTCGCACCCGTTAATCTTGAAGATCATAGCGGCGCACTTGGGACAGTTGCGCGAGTCCTTGGCCAGGAGCTGAGCCGTTGCCACGTTGTCAGGGTTGCACGTGTGTGCCGAGTCCTTGTTCGGTCCCTTGACCTCGTGACACTCGGGGCAGGCCCAGTTCTCACACATACCGCACTTCCAAGCCGTGCTTAGGAAGCCTTTGCAGTCTTGGTAAGGACACGCCCGAACAAACTGACGCTTTTCCTGTTCGACACTCCCACCCTCCAAGTGTCCCCTGAGCCTGTCTTGAACCCACACGAGGTGCTCTCGTTCCATACGTATACTATTGATCACTTTGAGATGATCATTCGCCAACTTGTGACGCACGATAGATGCTCGGAACTCTGACGAGAGGCCGTGCTCCACGGCCAAAACTCCCAAGGGTTGGTTCGCAATCTTGGAATACTTCCCGCTTTCTTCGTTGATCTTTGCATCAAGCTTTTCGATATCGGGTTTAATGGACCGAATCTCCTTTTCAATCTCTACATAGGGCTGGGTTGCAGGCATCAAGCTCTTTTCGCGCTCGTACAATAGGTTTTCGCGGCGCTCTTTGTAGGTTCGGGAAACGAATTTTTGGGTGAAATTGTCCACGAGAGTCTCGCGGGTCCACCCTTTTCGGCAATTCATACAGTGTGCATCCTCTGTCGTGTCGCACAGATAGCGCTCCGAACAGCCAGTACACACGTCAAACTCGCAAAAGGGGCACCTAACGCGTGCATGGTTCGACTTGTTAAATGACTCGCAACAGACTCCGCAAGACATCACTTGCTCTTTACGGGT